CGACCTTGGAATGTTAAATGGTGATGGTGAAAATTTTGATGCTAGTGCAGGACAACCTATGGGAATGTGGAGCGTTAAAGCGATTAATGACTGGTATGATGATGATGATGAAAACCAATTAATTCGACGAGTGTTGTTTGCAACTTTTTTAAATTCTTTACATATTTATGGTGATGTAGTTTATATGTCTATTCAAGGTAACAAGAGTGGAATTTTTCTTACAACCATATTTAACAACTTAACTGGGATGTTTGCTATACGATTGTCGATGAAGCGTGCGGGATATGAATTACATCTATTTTCAGCTCACGTGCGACCAAAATTTTTTGGTGACGATGATAACACCGCAGTTAATAAGCGCGTGTTACCTAAATTGACATGTAAACACCATAAAGAAACAATGGCTATGCTAGGCATAGTTTACACATCAGCTACAAAAGGTGAGATAATAGACACTTGGTATACTATACAGGAAGTTTCTTTTTTGAAGAGAAAATTTTTTTGGGATAATACTTTGCGGTTGTATCTCCCTCGATTGGATCACGATGTGATTTATGAGATAGCTCGTTGGAGTGAATCGGATCCTGACAATATGGTGGATCAGTTAAATCGTTTTAACAGCTCTCTTTTAGAAATCTCTAATTATGGAAAACAGGAGTATACCCTTTTACGTAATAAATATGCAGAATATTGTGTTTTACTTAAAAACCAAGGGTATGTAATAAAACCGCAAGATTTGTTCTCATTTGCTTATTGTGAACAAATTAAATTTAATTTGTTAGAAGCTGACTTTAGGTTAGTTTCTAGCAAATCATAAGCAAAATCTTTCCCTTTAAAAACAATTTGATCGTAGTTAGTTAGTTATATCCTGTAATTAGTTAGTTAATGCAAATTGTAGTTAGGGCGTGTAAGACGTACTTTAAGGAAATTGTTAGATTAATAGTTCTTAACTCTAACTCTTATCAACGAACTGCACAAGCACAAACGCATGAAGGAAATGTTAGAAGCACAACTAAACAAATAGTGCGTAAACCAAAAGCACAATCTGAAGTAGAAGATGAATTTGATTTTTATTTAGCTATGATGGACTATCTTAAACAAATGGAACCGTGTATACGTGGAGTAGCTAGAGCTGTATCTAGAGCGATAGTTAAACATACAGTTAACAACCAATATTCACTCGATTTATTATCACGAGCACAATCACTTATTTTAATTTTCTCGGATTGTAAAAAGATTATCCATCCCGTAGCTCAGTCTGAGATCGAAACTGGTCAAATGCTACCAAACGAATCTGCTGCTATTAATGATCCGTCTTTAGCTGAGGTCAACGTAATTCAAAGAGATGTTACAACTCAGTTAGACGAAGCAAGACCTCATCAACCGCCAACTTTTATATCTGCTATTCCGCGATTCTTAAATAGTAATATGTTGAGTACACATGATGAATTTTTTGAACGACCTATAGTTGTGGATAATAAAGAATGGACTAGCACTCAAACGATCTGGAGTGATTTCGGTTCTTGGGAATTTCCAAAAGCTTTGTTTAAGAGTCCATTGGTTAATAAAATGGCTCTTATTCAGTTTTTTCGACCTGATATTGAAGTTGAGATTGTGTGTAACAGCACAAAGTTCCACTATGGTCGGTTAGTCTTTTGTGTACAAACTTTAAGAACGACCGAGTCCAACGATGCTTACTTAAAAGCTGCTAACGCTTTTACATGGCCAGAATGGTATCAGTTGAGTGCTGGTATCAATCAGGGAATTAAATTTACTATACCCTATCGTCATGTGTATAATCAACTATCTATCAATAAAATCGCTTCAACAGGGGTTGGAAATATGGTTACAGTTCAATCATATGTATCAGCTCCTCTGCAAATGGCTTCATTAGCAGGTTCGGGTGCGACAGTTGGTCCTGCGGAAATTACAATCTTAGCTAGATTTAAGAAACCGCGATTCGCTGGATACTCGATCAATGTCCCTACTGCTCAGTCTGCTGAAGCTGTGTTATTGAGTGAGAGGGGAGTTCAAGTAGCGTCTAAAGCTGCGCAGGGTTTTACACGCGGTATTGGAAATGCTATCATTGGTACTGGACAAGCTATTAAGGATTCAGCGCAATATTTATTTCCTGCTGGATGTTCTATTCCACCTAATGTTGGTGTAACTAATAGTATGCAAATTCGTCAACCATTATATAATAAAATAGAGGATTGTCCGAATACTATAGTGCTCGGTCCTTCGAGTGCAGCATCTTTGGATAAATCTGGTAGTTTTGTGAACCAATATGGAAATGATATGAATATTAATACGTTTATTGGCCGACCAGCTTTGAAGGATACAATAAAATTAGGATCAGGAGCGTCATACTCAAAAGGCAAACATCTGATGAAACTGTTGCTTAACCCACATTACATGCAATTTAGTGGTGAGGGTCATTCTGATGGTGTTGGTTCTAAATATCCCTTACCCGTATGTTATGTTGCACAGTGTTTTAAAAGATGGAGAGGATCTTTTCGAATACACTTTAGTGCAGTTACGTCTGCATTTCATAGTTGTCGACTGCGTATCTGGTATCAACCAGGAGAGGCTGGTAACTATCCAACTGAAGATGCGGCGGGTTTGATTCAAAGTAGTCATTTGCGAAATATACTGTGGGATATTAATCAAACTTCTGATGTTAGCATTGAGGTACCCTACGAAACGATAAAGAATTGGATGAAAGATTCAGAAACTTCTGGTGTGATTGGGCTGACGGTGGTTAATCCATTAACATCTGCTAATGCTGCTGGGACGGTTACACCAATATATATACAAGTGTTTGTAACACCTTGTAATGATTTTCAATTTAATGATCCTTTTGTTAGATCATCAACATCTAGAGTAGCACCTGATTTGAAACTCACTCAGGGTGAAGTTGAGGATAGTTGTACAATTCCAGCCTCTTCAGCCGCATGTTTGAAAGAAGTTTCGCCAATTTTCTTTGGTGACCAAGATCATCGTCAACGCTTATATGGTGATGCCGGGTCTGTTGTTTATACAAGTTTAAAGCAACTAATAAATATGCTAACGCCTATTGATAAATATGAATCTAAATCAACAGATACTAACAATATCTCTGGTAGGCAATACACTCCTTATGGTTATTATAATGCTTTTGATTATAACGATAATTTTTGGCTAGCTCCGATACATTATTTTACAGCTGCATATAGATTTGCCAGAGGATCGTTTCGGGCTCATGTCTTAGTTAATGATACTGTACAAGTTACTGCCTATGTATCTACATTATCTTCATTGCCAAGGGCAACAGATACATATAATAAATGTCCTTTAAATGGTGCATCCACTGAGCTCGAAGATTTGTCATCTGCTTATAAGGGTTTCGCATATTTCCCTGATATTAAAGTTTTTCCGGCAGATGTTACTTTACCGTATTTCCATGATTTAGAAGCTATCCCGTTGCATCATTTTGGAGCTATTAATTATCAAGATGATGCTATAACGATTGCATGTTCTACACAAAAATCAGCAAAAACTATGATATTGTTCGTGAGCGGTGGTGATGACTATATGCTTGGTTCTATGCTATCGATACCCCGATTAAGGTATGGGGCTAAAACTGTAGCTTTGCGACGCTCATTAGGTGAAGATAAATGGTACGCGTTTGATGGATCAAATTTCTTTGTTAGTGTTGGTGAAGATTTTATTAAATGTGCTGCTGTACCAGACTCACTCGTAACATTCAAGTGGGGACCACAGGGATGGTTATCTCGACCAATATCGGGAGGTGCTGTGATTATCATGGATATGTGGGATAAATATCTAAATAAAATTAAACAGAAAACAAAAAACAAACGATCGATAATTGATCACATTTTAGAACATAAAGATGATGAAGGATCTTCGGTCGATTCTGACTAGCTTGCTATTGGGCTACTATATTAAGTATAGAAAAACAAGACTTTATTTTATAAGTGTTCATATCAAGATTAAAAAGATGAGAGTTTAGGGTTAAGTTCTCCCATTTTGTACTCTTTTATAAGAGTATTCTTAGATCAACTTAGAAC